CATGAGCCGTCTTCTGGATAAAATCGATATCCTTCCATCTTAGTGAACATAGTTCTGAACTTCGCATTCCTGTATGGATCGCAAATCTGAACAGGTTTTCCCACTGCTTATTGCCAGCTGATGTAATAAGAGCATCCACTTCAGCGGGTGTAAGTGGATCGACAACATAATCACCTTCTATTTCGCTCTCTTTGCTTCTATATCTTGATGCAGATACAAGAGATACCGGATTTAATTGTAGAACACCGTCGGTAATCGCTTCATCAAGCGAAGAACGTAAAAAGGAAAGTCGGTTACGGATCGTTTTGAGGGTGGTTTTTTGATCCTGAATCCATGTTTTCAATGCCGCCGGCGTTAATTCGGAAGCAGGGAAAATGTAAAGTGAACTTAGAGCATTCCTACATTTCTTATACCCAGCAATGGTGGATGGCGAAAGGTTCCTTGTGCCACAGATCGCCAGATATTCATCCAAGTACATTTTCACCGTTTTTCCGGTTGCCGCATTTCCGAATATTTTAAGCCGAGCAGAACGAGGGAAGTACTCTGCGTAGATGAATGTTTCTCGCTCTATTTTGTTGTGAATTTCGCCGAGTGTGCGCTCGGCATACTTAAGGTTTTTATTGTTCACTTCAAGGTTAGATAGGGGCTCACGGCACTTATTCGCCGCCTTTCCGCTTATGAGCTGTCCGAATTTGAGGATAAGGCATCTGAGCTTAACGGCCCCGGCAATACCCGCTCACTGATGCTGGCGGCGGCATCGCTGGTGCTGAATGCCCTGGTGGATGAAAACGGCCTGCCGGCGCAAGATTTACCTACGCCGGATGAGCTGATGAAGTCTCATTCTTACGCAACCATTACGGAAGCCATGACGACTGTCCAGCGCCACAGTTACGGCACCCTCGAGGAAGCGAAAAAAAAACTAACCAGCTCCCGGTGGTTGTCACTGGTTTACGCGATTGCCGACCACTTTAAGGAGCCGGACCCCCGCAAAATCGCCAGCCTGCCCGCAGACATCATTTTGCACTGGCAGGCGTGGTTCGCGCTGACGGGAAATGTGGCAGACCCTTCGCAGTCTGAACCTCCCGCGCTTATTCCCGCCCCCATCATTGACCAACAATGTGCTGACGTAATGAGGATCCTCAATGAGTGACGTTGCGAGCTTGTCGGTTGCCCTGCATCTGAATTCTGCGGCGTTTAAATCCCAGATAACCGATGCGTATCAGAATGCGGGGCAGGCGAGTAAGAAGTTTAATCAACAGGCGACCACCCAAGCCAATGAGCTGGCGAATGCGATCAGCAAAACGGTGGATGCCGCAAAGAGAATTGGCGTTTCTGGTGCGAATGCCGATCAGTTCTCGGGTGCCACCCGCGGCGCTGGCCAGTTGAACTACGTCCTTCACGAAGTGGCTGCCGGGAGTAATGTTGCCAGTAGTAGCATCATCAATGCGTTGATCCCTGCGGTTCACTCACTCAAAGGCCAACTGGATGGTTCGGCGGGTGGCTGGAAAGCACAACAGGAGGCTGCCCGAAACGCTGCAGCAGAACTGGCTTCTGCGGCACAGAATCAGATTGCTGCTGCGCAAGCTGAGAAGCAGGCAGCACTCGGTAAAGCTGCGATTGCAGAAAAGACGATCGCAGCCGCACAGGCACAACGCGACCACGCTATTGCTCTCGATGAGTATTACGCAAAGCAGGCGGCAGTTAACAAGCAGTACGGTCTTAACGTCAGTTATCAGGATGAACACCTGAAAAATGAGCGCGCCATTATTGAGGCTAACCGCCTGGAAGCCGGTGCACTGGAAAAGCTGAAATCAGCTAAAGCGGCAGTCACTGCGGCTGAACTGGCTGAAACAGGTGGCAAAGCCGCTCTTGTCGCATCGACTGAGGCTGCTGCGGTGGCGAATACTCAACTGTCGATTACTCAGCGTGTTGCAGCGACGAGTAGCCGAGCGCTGAGCTCGGCGCTCAGTCTGTTAGGCGGGCCTGTAGGGATCGGCCTAACGGTTCTCGCTGCTGGTGGAACGCTGCTTTTTAGCGAGTTCAAAAAAGGCGAAGAGCAGACTAAAAAGCTTAATTCAGCCATCCTCGATTTGAAAACCTCTGCGCTGATCTCCGCTGGAGAGCTGAAGCGGCTGAATGCAGAACTCGGTGGCACTGAGACTTCTGTTGATGCGGTGACGACTACTGCGAAAGCAGGTTTTAGCGGTCAGTTGTTGACGGACGTTGCCACTCTGGCGAATGCCTATGCGCAGGCTGGCGGGAGTGCGCAGGAACTGGTTGCTCATCTTGCATCACTGCGGGGAGACCCGGTTGCGGCGATGCAAAAGCTCACATCATCAGGTGTTGTACTTAGTGACTCGATTCTTAGCCAGGTAATGGCGTTTAATCAGCGAGGGGAGGCGGCTCAGGCAAGCCAGTTGCTAATTGATGCGGCTATTCAGGCTGAAAAAGGCAGGCTTTCAGAATTAGGCATTGAGGTAGACAAAACTTCTGAAACGGTTAAAAACCTCGGCAATACCTGGGGTACTGCAGGTGAGCAGGCTGTAATTGCCCTCGGTGGGGCGATCGATAAAACCCAGGACGTTAACAAAAAGCTGGGAAATATGGCGAGCCAGCTGGCTGCGGATATTGCCGCAGCCAGCGCAGCAGCGCAGAACGAGCGCATTAAAAATAGCGCGGGCCTTAAAAGCTATATGGATGCCGGTACCACTGCGGCTGAAAAACGCGCTGAAGCCATTAAAAAGCTCAACAACAGCATCTATAAGTCGGACTCGCAGGAATACAAACGCATTCTTCAGGGGATCAACGACGAGTACGACAAAGCGACTAAAAAAGACCGACCCAAAAATCACGACTCCGCTGAGCAAAGTGAAGGGCAGCGTTTACTGGAACAGGCCCAACAGCGGAATGCTGTGCTGCTGGAAGAGGGGAGGGTCACGGCTGGGCTCACGCAATCGGCACAGCAGGTGGTCGTATTCAACGAGAAGATCGCAAACCTGAAAGGGCAGCATCTTACAAAGGGCCAGCAAAGCCTGGTCAGTATGCAGGATCAAATCCGCGCCCAGCTCCAATCCAATGTCCAACTGGAAAAGGAAGCTGCCCTGCGCAAAACCTCCGTTAAATATCAGGAGGAAAGTAAAAAGTGGGCTGAAGAGGCTGCAGCTATGCAGCGCGACGCGGCGCTCTCCCTCAGCAAATATTCCCAGTCTGAGCGCGAGTCTTCTGACGCTGAGGCCCGCAACGCGATCATCAACCGCTTCAATCAGCGGCGTATCGCGCTGGAGAAGGATTTCACCGATACAACGTCAGCAGAATATCAGGCGAGGCTTGCCGAACTGGAAGTCGCACAGCAGCAGGAACTGCAAATTGTGCAGCAATCCCAGCAGGATAAGCTCGCTGCTGAGCGTGACTACAGTGCCGGTTTTCGCCGCGGGACCCTGAACTGGATTGACAGCGCGCGTGATGCGAACAGCCAGATGGCGAGTTTCTCTTCCGGTCTTTTTGATGGAATGACCGATTCGTTGGCCACGTTCGCAACGACCGGGAAGGGCAACTTCAAAAACTTCACCACATCCGTTCTCTCTGACCTGGCAAAAATCGCAACCAGAATTGCGCTGTCTTCCGCCCTGCAGAGTATCTTCGGTGCCGCCAGCTCGGCGTTTGCTGGCGGGAGTACGCCATCTGGCGCGTACAGCATTGCTGCCGCAGACGTGAAGTTCAATGCCAAAGGCGGGGTGTACGATACTCCTTCGCTGAGCTCGTTCAGCAATGGTGTGTATGACTCGCCGCAGCTCTTTGCATTCGCGCAGGGGGCCGGTGTATTCGGTGAAGCAGGCCCGGAAGCCATCATGCCTTTAACCCGGGCGTCAGATGGTTCGCTTGGCGTGCGCTCTGTCGGTGGTGGTGGCTCTCAGTCGTCTGGCTCTGCGCCTGTGGTGTATATCACCATTGAGGGAGATGGAAATACTGGCACGCAGACTACAGCCGGGTGGGAGCAGTTTGGTAAGGAAATTGGCAGTTTTGTGGATCAGCGGTATCGCAAAATGATTCAGTCTGACCTTCGTCCCGGCGGTGCAATCTGGAACAGTACAAAAGGAACCCGATAATGACGCTTGAGACTTTTACCTGGAGCCCGCGAGTTAGCCCCAGCCAGACCGTTTCCATGCGGACACGCAAAGCACAGTTTGGGGATGGCTATACCCAGGTGTCCGGCGACGGCATCAATACACGATCGCAGGAGTGGGATTTAAACTTCGTCGGTACCGAGGCTTATATTGAGGCTATCAAAACCTTCCTGGACAGTCATGAAGGGCGAAAGGCCTTCCAGTGGAAGCCACCGCTGGAGCCTTTGGGCCTTTATCGCTGCGAGCAGTACAAACCCACGCCGATGGGCGCCGGGAATTTTTCACTGACGGCCACTTTTACCCAGGCATATAAACCATGAGCATAAATGCTGATTACCAAAAACTGGAGCCGGGCAATAATGTCCGGCTTTTTTCTGTCGACGGTACCGCATTCGGTCTGACGGACGTGATGTATTTTCACTCCTATAACATCCCCCACACGCCGGAGGAGATCATTGCCGCGGGCGGGGATGAGTCGCAACTCCCGGCAAAATCGATATGGTGGCAAGGGAATGAATACCGGGCGTGGCCTTGCCAGATAGAAGATATCGAAACCTCCACGGACGGAAGCTCGGCGCAACCCCGCCTTTCGGTCGGCAATATTGACAGCTCAATTACGGCGCTGTGCCTGGCCTATGACGACTTGCTACAGGCAAAAGTCACTGTCCACGACACGCTGGCGCAGTATCTGGACGCTGAGAACTTTGCCGCCGGGAATCCCACGGCAGACCCAACGCAGGAGAAGCTGAAGGTCTACTACATCGATGCCAAGAGCGGCGAAGACGGCGAAACCGTGGAATTTACGCTATCCAGCCCGATGGACCTCCAGGGGTTGATGATCCCCACGCGCCAGCTGCACTCCCTTTGTACCTGGTGCATCAGGAATAAATACCGCAACGGGGACGGGTGCGATTATGCCGGTACGCGTTACTTCGACAAAAACAACAATCCGGTGAGTGATCCGTCGCTCGATGAATGCAACGGCACGCTTAGCGCCTGCAAACTTCGGTTCGGTGAAAACAACGAACTCTCGTTTGGTGGGTTCCCGGGCACGTCTCTGATCAGGAGCTGATATGCGTCAGAAAACCATTATGGCCATCATGGCGCATGCCGCTGCGGAATACCCGCGTGAGTGCTGCGGCGTGGTGGCACAGAAAAGCCGGGTTGAGCGGTATTTTCCGTGCCGAAATCTCGCAGCAGAACCCACCGAACATTTTACCTCTCGCCTGAGGATTATGCGGCCGCCGAGGACTGGGGGACGGTGATCGCCTTAGTTCACAGTCATCCGGATGCGACGACACAACCGAGCGAACTGGATAAGGCTCAGTGTGATGCAACGCTCCTGCCCTGGCATATTGTCAGCTGTCCGGAGGGGGATTTACGCACCATTCAGCCGCGGGGAGAGTTGCCCCTGCTTGAGCGCCCATTCGTGCTCGGTCATTTCGACTGCTGGGGACTGGTGATGAGCTATTTCCGGCAGACGCACGGGATCGAGCTGCACGATTACCGGGTCGATTACCCCTGGTGGGAGGATGGTTATCCGGATAACTATTATCAGGACTGCTGGTATGAATGCGGTTTCCGAGAATTTGACGGGCCGCCACAGCCGGGTGATATGGTGATCATGCAGGTGCAGGCCAATAAGTGGAACCACGCCGGTATTCTTCTGGAAGGGAACATGTTGCTGCATCATCTTTATGGCCACCTGAGCCAGCGCGTGCCTTATAGCGGTTACTGGCATGAGCGAACAATGAGGATTGTGCGGCATTCATCTTTAACCATATAATGCAAAATATATTACTATAGAAGGACTATTAGAAATGAGTATTACTGCTAGAAATGGTAAGAAAAAACTACTATCAAGTGGAATGATGAATATTGAAATCGATAGTGACCCTGTTATTGAATTTGATGTTGACGGATTAAATGTTACTTTAGAAGTTAAAATCCTTCCTTCTGACTCTAAAGATGAGACCAATGTAACTATCGATGCAGAAGATGATTATGTATCGATTAAACATTATCTAAAAACTAAGATGGATAATACATTGCCATCCGGTGGTATGCTTCGCCCTATTGATTTTGCAACGCGAGGGAAAGGGGAGGATTTATATATAACATGGTATGCATCAATTAAAACAACTGTGGATAATGTTCGCATAGCTCAAATTAGCTATTCATTTTATGAGGACATTTGACAATGGATGTTAAACCAAATGTGACAAAACATAAAAAGATAAATATGTCATCGACACCCCTTGGCTCTCCTTTAGCCAAGGGAAGTGTTAATTCTGGTGCGGAGGTTGGAGCAGGTTCAATAGCTAAACAAATAGGTACAGGGGATAATGCAAAGGATTCCTTCGT